AGAGGTAATTAGTGGGATTGTAAGGTTAGGAGAAAAATTCGCTAAGAACCCAGAAAAATTTATTAAGAAATGAGACCGAAGTTTATTGTTTATTGTTTAGCTGCTATTTGTTTAGCCTTTGCGTGGAAAGGATTGATTCTTACAGAAGACATTGAGTCTACTTTAGAGGAAAATGCTAGGCAATCAGAATCATCTATTATGGAAATAGGTATGTGTTTTGATTGGTATGGAGTTATTATAGTTAATTCTGTTGTCAAAACTTCTCACGGCTCTATAACCCCTGCGGAAATGGTTGATATTTTAGAGGAAGAGAGGGTGTATAAAGACGAATATTTAGAGGGTTATAAAAAAGACATCACCCCTGATGAAGTAGAATATGCAGATTTTGTTTTTAAACAAGAAGTTATTATAAACGCTTATGTTAATGAGTTGATTGATTGGGCTAACAAAGGAGATATAGAAATGATAAAAGCTTCAATACCCAGAATGTATGACATGACTGATCCTACAATTGACGCAATCAATAACATAATGGATACAAAAATGTATTATAATGAAGCGCAATCAGAAATTCTAAACGCTAAGATATCTAAGTATAGAGACTTTATGATCTTAACTATTGTTTTATGCGTTGTAATGTCTGTCTGCGCTGGTTTTAGTAGAAGGTGTGCATAATGAATTTTAAAGGTAAAAAAGAAGTAGTTAGAGCCGTGCAGAAACTTCTTGGTGTTTCTGCTGACGGAGCAGATGGACCTGTAACTTGGAATGCTATTTTAGCAAAACTATCTACAAAAGATTCTCCAAAACCAGATGGTACAATTCCTCAAAAAATGGTTACATTAGCAAGAGAAGAGATTGGTGTTTCTGAAGTAGATGGTAGTAACTGTGGTCCCAGAGTAGATGAATATAAAGCTGCTACTTGGTTAGACGCAACTAAAGGTTGGCCTTGGTGCGCCGCTTTTATTTGTTGGTTGGTAAGAGAGGCTATAGAAGGGCAGGAAATTTCTTTTAAACGTCCTCGCACTGCTGGAGCTTGGGATTTCGAAAATTGGGCTAAACAACAAAGCTCAAATGGGATAGAACTACGAAAACCTACAAACGAAGATATTAAAGCTGGTGATATTGTAGTGTTTACTTTTTCTCATATTGGTATAGCAGTAAAAGATGTAGACTCAAGTGGTTACGTTGTGACTATAGAAGGAAATACAAACGGCGCTGGCAGCAGAGAGGGTGGTTCTGTTTTAGAAAAGAAACGCCATGTTTCTAAGATAAGAAGCAGAATAAGAATAGTTTAGTAGACATATAGTATACTGCTTATATAATACTTTGATGAATAAGGTCAACATCAAAGTAAACAGTCACGACATCTTTAATTTTGTTGTGGGTAACTCTGTTTTCGATCCCATTGAAAGATGCATTGATCCTACAAGATATGAAGTTTTTGATGGCTTTGTCTATGATAGTAAGACCAGACAAAACATCACCCAAAGTCATGAGTATCAAAGGTTTTGCTGGGAGGTAACTAAATTAAAACAGTTGGCTAGGAAGATGGAGAGGAGAGAAGTAGAAAGTGTTTGTGAAGAAATCGCTGAAATTGCACCTACATATGTTCTTTTGAATCATGGCTAAGAAATCTACATTACAATCTAAATATTCACTTAAGAAAAAAGTGAAAAATAAAGGCGTTCACGCTAAAAATAAAAGCTCTAACCATAAACAAAGTAAAAACTACGTAAAGAAATATAGAGGGCAAGGGAAAAAAAGATGATAACATTACCAATCAAAAGAGAGTTATACGATTATAGTAAAAAACTAATAGAGGAAAATAATTTTGGCCAGAGAGGTAAAGATGATGGTAGTCCAAAAGAACAATTTATCGGTATTCTATCTGAAAATATGGTGAGGCAGTATTTAGAGCTTCCGCTAATAGAACCTAAAGGTTTCGACGGGGGTTATGATATCATGTACAAAGATAAAAAGGCTGATATAAAATCAATGAATAGGACTGTGGACCCCAAGCCTTTTTATATAAATAATGTTTTTGATGTTCAATTAAAACACCCATCAGAAGTTTATATCTTTACTTCTCTAAATACTAAAAAGAAAAACCTGTCTATCTGTGGATGGGTATCAAAAGACGATTTTAAAAAGAGGGCATCTTTCTATCCTAAAGGGACAGTCCGAATGAGAGGCCCAGAACCCTTTCCTCTAAGAGCAGACAATTGGGAAATTAAAAATGAAGATTTAAATGAATTTAGTAAATGACATACCCATTACATCAGATGATTATGAGCATGTAAATTGCATCGTAGAGATTCCTAAAGGAACCAATACAAAATATGAGTATGATGAGAATTTAAATATATTTAAATTAGATAGATGCCTTGTTTCTTCATTGCAGTATCCAATTAACTACGGTTTTATTCCACAAACTATTGCTCTTGACAATGATCCTTTAGATGTCTTGATTTTTAATCATGACCCAATAGATAGGGGAAGCTTAGTATCTTGTCGGATTCTTGGTGTTTTAGGATTTATTGACGGTGGAGAAATTGATAATAAATTAATTGCTGTTCCTCATTGGTCTCCTATAGATAAGTATAGAACAGTTCATGATATTGAGTCAGCTCACCTTAAAATATATAGGCAATTTTTCAAAATTTACAAAATAGACAGGGATTCTGACACTAAAGTCGGAGATTGGAAGTCTAAAGGTGTGGCGCTTAGAGTCGCTAAAGATTCTAATGAAAGATGGAAAAAAGCTAACCAAGAAAGATTTCATGAGGAGTGGGCAGAAAGGCAACTTTGGTCTAAAATCAAAGAAAAAGGTTACATAGTACAACCTGATTAGGTGTAAATACAAGTATGGATACTATTCTTCAACTAGTTCAAGATAACCCTTGGTTTGGAGTTGTAACAGCCGCAATTGCTTTTGCTTCTGCTATCGCTGCTGCAACACCTACCCCTAAAGAGGGGACTTTCCTGTCCAAATTTTATAAATTAATTGATTGGGCAGCTTTAAATATTGGGAAAGCCAAGCAGAAATAGTCTACGGATTTATTTTAAATTAATCTCTAGGCACCCCCTTCCTTTTGGGTAGGGGGTTTTGCTGTATATTTATTTGCTTAAATTAAAATAATCATGTAATATAATGGAGCATTCCAAGAAAGCTAAAACGCTAATGGAAACTCTGATAGTAATATTAATTATTGTAATCTTATCATGTATTTTAATACCTACTGCTTATGGGGTTTACAGGATCTTTGTAAGAGCGACAGCAAACGAATACGATCAAGAGTATTATAAAAATGATCCAGAGGCAAAATGGAAAAAAGAAAGTGATGGTATCATGTATAACAAAGGTTGGAGAAAATGATTTCTAATAAAGCGAAAGGTCTATCTGGTTTGAGTCATGTCGCTCATACAAAAAAACTTATGGATGAGTCAGTTAAAAGATATCATCATTCTTGTTTGTCGGCAGGTTTAAATATCAAAAAGACTGGTAAAGCTCAAGACATAGGGCATGTTGATTTTGTCGTAAATGGAGAGACTGTAGATTTAAAAGGGTTAAAAAATTCTACGAGAGAGGGTAAAATTCTATTAGAATTCTTGACCGTCCAAGGGAAAACTGGTTGGTGTAATGAAAAAGGAACGCCCTTGTGGATTGCTTTCGACTTGGGAGCTTTTTTTCTACACGCTAAAAATATAGATCTTTACAATCTAGCCAAAGAAAAATGTAATTTAAGAGACACGGTGGCTAAAGTAGACCAGTGTCTATACAAAGGGTATAGGCGTAAAGGTAGAAAAGATATGATGTCTATGGTCTTACTTAATGATGTTTTGAATCATTGCGAACACTGGTTTTTACCATATTGTGAATATGAAATTCCTATCGATAAGCTTTAAGGGTAGTTTCTGAAGTCTCCCGTTCCTATATAACTAAACCCGTTATTATAAGGGTCTATAAACAAACCAGTGGTGACAGGTGCAGAACCAGTCCAAGATTTATATCTCTCATTGATATTTCTGTTGTATTCTCTTAATAAGTGCTGTCTACCGACCTCACTATTCTGTCCACTTAATAAGTACATGCCTGTGACTTCTGCTCTAAAACTGGCCCAATCACCAGATCCAGTGGTTGTGCTAGAGTGAATTTCACTTAATAAGTCTATAGGCATACTTTTAGTTACACTTTTTTAAGAATTCTTGAAAAATTCTCTTGACTGCTTTTAAATGCTGTATATAATCAATGTCCATGCTCTTATGGATATTTATTGTCATCGCCTGGGTAGCGTTCGTATTAATAGTTTGTCGCTGCATGGGTATTAATTCAGAACAAGAACGCTATATTGAACGGAAAGAGAAAGAAAAAAAATGAAACAACAGCTATATGAAATGCTTCGATCTCAAGCAGTCGCAGACAAAAAGAAAGCGCTGCTTTCTTTCGACCTCCTTGTAGATCACCCCGCAGGTATCGGAGACCACTCCACAGATGATTTTTGGAAGAATGCAACTCAAGCTCTGGAGCTTTTGGTTGACGCAGACGATAGGCTTGAATGCCTTAAAAAATATTTTCCTGACGAACACATGTCTAGGATGACGACATGACTGTAATATATGTCGAATAACTCCCTTTATTTCGACATGTCTAGACTAGAAGCTTTCATTTATTTGTTGTTTTTTTTATTTGCGTTTGTTTTATTGGCTAGTATATTATGGAAATAGACACTTCATTTTTATCTGACGAAGCTATTATGTTTGACGACCTAGATAAATGTATCATAGGGTCAGATCAGAGAGGCTTTCTTGTTTATTCTTATAAAAAAATGTTGACACATTTCTCTAGAGATATGCCGACAGATGATGCTGCTGAATATATTGAATTCAATGTTGTAGGAATTAAGCCTGATAATTATACTGTGGTTTATGATTTAATATGAAATTTAATTATTATAAAATAGGATATGCAATATTCAGTTTGCTTGCGGGATTAACGGTTGGATTGTTGTTGGCAATATTTGTGGGGGTGTGTACTTTTTTTAATGCTCTTATTGGTTTCCCGATGCAAGTTTACAGACAATGCATCGCACAATCTACAGCTAGAAGATTACAAAAGATTTTCGGCGTTCCTAGTGACCACCAGTTTGCAGATTTTAAACAACCAAGTGAGGAATCTATTTGGGATAAACATATCCAAAGAATGGAAGAGAAAAAAGCTCGCAATCAAAATGAAAATTGATAAACTCAAATATCAAATAGAAGCCAACAGTCCATATAATGACGGGTGGACTAAAGATTTTTACCAAAAAGAAATAAATAACATGAAATCGTTTTACGAATTAAGTTTATACGTCCTTAAATGGGCAGACGAAAGAGGGATTTTTGATAGCCCGAACCCATTAGCTCAACTAGCTAAGACTCAAGAGGAGTTAGATGAAACAATTCAAGCAATCAAAGACCATGATCACTATGAAATAGCCGATGGCATTGGTGATATGCTTGTGACTATTATTATCGCCGCCAGAATGTTAGAGCTTGACCCTACAACTTGCTTGGACCAAGCATACAATGAAATCAAAGATAGAACTGGAAAGATGGTCGATGGCCAATTTGTAAAAGATGAATAAAAAAGATTTAATAAAAGGTTTGGGCGCGGGGTTAGCATTTGGGTTACTCGTATTCGTATTCATTCAAATCTTTTTGTTTTTTGTAGACACAGAGTTTGAAACAGAGGAGGTTTTAAAACCAGAAATCAAAGTCGAAGTTGTGGTCCCAGAGGTCCACCCGCTAGACGAAGAAGGGGAGCCAGATGTCACAGCGGTCACATTCAAATATGAAATCAGAATACAGAATTCATATGATGATGAGCAACTAGAAGTCCTCCCTACCATAGAAGATGTTTTAGATTATCTAAATGAGTATACAAGATTCCATGAGGACTTGTATGTATATGATCTAAAAACAAGAGAATTAGTTCTTGATTCCAAAACTTATGGTCAAATTAGACAGGAGTTATTAAATCACCAAGATTTATTGATTGACGCTTCTAATAATCCTGATAAATATACAGACGAACAAATATTCGAACTACTAGTAGACTAATGAAAGAAATAATTATTATTGGCTGTGTAATCTTTTTGGTGGCAACCCTTGGTGCGTTGCAATTCAAAGAAGAAGTCATTGTAGATGAAATTGTTGTCTCCTATGACAATAAAAAACAAAAAGAAATCCCAGTTAAGGTTACCCTTACCAAATACCAACTCGAAAAGATGTTGAACATGGTTGACGAAGAGTATGGTTATGGTGGTCCTGCCGCACCGCAAGATAGCTTTACCTTTACTTCAATAGCTAAAGGCAATCACCATTCAGAAGAATATAGTATTTCTTCTACGCATTTAGCTAGGAAGCCGAAATAAAATGGGGAAAAAATTAATTTTAATTCCAATCTACTTATTTATTTCTTTGTTTTGCAGAGCGGATGACCATTGGGGTGAACCACCCCCTGTTCCAGAACTACAAATCAACCATGACATACTCAATGGCAGAGTAGAAGTTGGTTGGATATCTGATTCATCTTTCGATAAGCCTATTTGGTATATAGTAGAAGTAAAACAAGTAGATGAAAATAGAATTGTCGATCCTCAATTCCTTTGGTTTAGACCTTTTATACCAATACAGAGTAATTTTAATGAGTATATTACAATAAACTTAAACTACAGAGATCAATTTGGAGCAGTGAAAGATTGGAGCAGAGCAGAGATGTTTAGAATAAGAGCAATGTGGGGAGCATAATAAAATGAGATATAGACCACTACCACCACTAGAAGAATTAAAAGAATTCTTAGATTATAATCCAGATACAGGGATATTCACTTGGATAAAAAAACTAAATAGAAGAATGAAAGACCGACTTGTCGGTCGAGAAGCAGGGGTAATGAACTCATGGACTTATTATATACAAATTAGATTTAAAGGTATTGACTATCGAGCGCATAGATTAGCTTATTATATGCATCATGGTATAGACCCACTGGAAAAACTTGTAGACCATATAGATGGCGATAAGAGTAATAACAAGATTAATAATTTAAGATTAGCGACTAAATCTCAAAATGGTGCAAATCGTGTTAATTTACCTAGTAATAATACTAGCGGTGCAATAGGAGTGTGTTGGGATAAAAAACCTAAAATGTGGAAAGCATTAATTATGATTAACGGGAAAGCAAAACATTTAGGGTATTTCATTAATAAAGAAGATGCAATAAAAGCTCGTAAAGAAGGAGAGATAAAATATTTTGGTGACTTTCGGAGCAGAGAGCCAGAAAAAGAAAAAAGTATTTGTTGGCTTGGTGTTATCCCAGAGGGGATGAAAGATGAGATGCGCTATCCAACAGAAGAAGAAATAGATAAGTTTTTAGAAGAAGCAGAGAATGACGAGCAAACAACTAATTGAACTACATGATCAAACCTGCAAATCCTGTAGGGACATCATGCTGAAGAAAAATAATGATTATACTGGCGGCAAGAAAGCTACAGATATATTTGCTAATTTTAATTCATCTAAAATTCTAGACATCCATCCTGTGCAGGGATTACTCTTGCGTGTGATAGATAAGGTGCAGAGAATCCGCTCCTTTACTAACGACAAAGAACTTTCTGTTCCAAATGAGACAGTGGAGGACGCTTGCGATGACATTGTAAACTATGCCATCCTTGCTAAAGCAATGCTCTTGGATGAAAGATCCCAGATCGAACAAAAAAATTCCAAATAATGCATTTTAGAAAAGAGATCGAAGAGATCGCAGAATTAGCAAGTAAAGAACATCCGATTAAGATTGCTCATTGGGCAATTAAAAATAAAAAAAAAAGATTGGAAGAGGTTTTTAAATTCAGATCCAAGACATTCAAAAACCTAGAAGATTATCTTGATTATTGTGTTAAAGATTCTATAAGTTAATAATGAATATAGCTGTTTTAATGTGGTATAATGATCGTGTTAAAAACTACGGAGATAACTGCTATAAAATAAATAAGGTTTACTGTCAGAAGTATGGTTACGATCTGATAAAATCATCTGATAGATTTTACAAAGACAGAAACCCACATTGGGAAAGATTCCCTCTCATACTTGATCACATAAA